AGATATTAAACGTTGCAGACATGTTTCAAAGATGGTCTAATGATACGTTGAGATCAACCAATCACAGAGTTATTAATACAGATCATACAAAATCTCGTTATACAATGCCCTACTTTGTTGATCCAGGTAGAGATGTATTGATCAAAAATTTTACAGATGAACCAGATAAACACCCACCAATTTCTTCTACAGAATATTTGCAGGATAAGATACGTTTGAATCACGATGAAACGAATTGGGAACAACAGGTTAATTAATGAACACTTAACAAAGAAAAAGGAGATTATTATGATATTACCGTTATTATTATTTAATGTTATTTCTAGTCTTGTCATAGACAAAGCAACAGATTTAGCAACAGAGCATGTGGAAAGTATGATAAATGATTTACTTCCAGATGATGCAAAAAAAGAATTGGATGAAATAATTGCCAGCGATCCTTCGCACACATTTGATAATGCCCAAGATGCATTGATGGGAGCGGTTGAAGGTAAATTGCCTATATCATTAGCAGACGGAACGTTGAAACCAATAGAAATAAATTTTAAAGTTACTTATAATCCTACAGATGGGTCAGTTGATATAGAAAAGTCTTGATATTTTTTTTAATGTGTAGTATAATATATTATGTTTAAGTGAAAGGAATAAATGAGTTATTTTGGGGAAATGTTAAAAATAGCCGATAATGAATATGGCTCAGTAGTAAGTGATGGTGTTGAAGCTGGGGATGTGGAAAGCTTTATTGACACCGGATCATATATATTGAATGGATTATTATCAGGGAGTATCTATGGAGGATTACCATCTAATAAAATTACAGCATTTGCTGGAGAAAGTTCAACAGGTAAAACTTTTTTCGTTTTGGGCTGTGTCAGACAGTTTCTCGCAGATAATCCTACTGGCGGGGTTATATATTTTGAAAGTGAATCTGCCATAACTAAAGATATGATAGAATCAAGAGGAATCGATTCTAAACGAATGATTATTCTACCTGTTGCCACAGTCCAAGAATTTAGAACACAAGCAACTAAAATTTTAGAAAAACATTTAGAAGAATCCGAAAAGTCTCGACCACCGATGATGTTATGTTTAGATTCATTAGGCAATCTTTCTACTACTAAAGAAATGGAAGATGTTAGTGACGGCAAAGAGACCAGAGATATGACCAGAGCACAAATGGTTAAAGGTACATTTAGGGTTTTAACTTTATTAGGTGGTAAAGCTAAAGTACCTCTTGTTGTTACTAATCACACATACGATCAAATAGGAACATTATTTCCTCAAAAAATTATGGGTGGAGGGACCGGCTTACATTATGCTGCATCTTCTATTGTTTTTCTTTCCAAGAAAAAAGAAAAAGACGGAACAGAAGTTATTGGTCAAATAGTTCATTGCAGGACTTATAAATCAAGACTCACAAAAGAACATAAAATGGTAGATGTTCTTCTTACATTTAAAGAAGGATTGAATAGATATTATGGATTAGCAGAATTAGCAGAGAAGTACGGAATCTTTAAAAAAGTTTCTACGAGATTAGAAATGCCCGATGGAGAAAAGGTATTTCTAAAAACAGTTTTAAAAAATCCCACAAAATATTTTACAAAAGAAATTCTCGATCAGATTGATAAAGTTGCAGGGAAAGAATTTTTATATGGTGAAATGGAAATAATGGAAGAATCAATTCATGAAAATGATAGTAGAGAAAGTTAAAGTAGTAGAACTAACATTTGAAGACGGAACAAAAAAGTTATGTCGTGGGGGCGAAGATGCAGTAGAAAGAGCCTGGGGAAATTATCCAATAGTTTCTGCTCGACAAACAGGAGAAGTAGAAGTAATGCAATGGGCGTCTGAAAGAGAACTAAATGAGTAATGAATTAACAAAAGAAGATTATGATAGAATAGGCAGTTATTATAGAATGGTCCTACATCCCAAACATCCTGAAGACGTCACACAACAATGTATAGAGATGATGACAGGACCGTTTAAGGGCGTAGTATATAAGTATGGCAAATTCCAAGTATCACCACCAGATACGGAAGATGAAAGTACTGCTAAGTATGAATATGATATTATAATGGTACCACCCGAATTAGAAGGTGTTGAACACACCGATGAAGAAGGTGAAGAATTTGAATTTATGATTGGTGAAATATTAGTAAAAATGATATGGGACAGATATCAAGAAGCAGAAAAATCAGAAACAACAAACCCAGTAACTTTCGTGGAGGACAATGAATCAGAGGATAGAGCACCTAATACTATCACATTTGATACACAATGAACTGTTTTCTCGTAAAGTCTCCCCCTATATAAAAGCAGAATATTTTGATGATAATTCAGAAAAGATTATCTTCAAACAAATACAAGATTATATTCTCAAACATAATAGCTTACCCACAAAGCAAAGTCTTTTAATTGATTTAGATCAGATAGATGGTTTGCATGAAACAGAATTCCAACAAGCTACAGATATAATTAATAAGTTAGAGAAGCCAGAAGAAAAAGATATAACATCTTGGCTTACCGAAGCTTCAGAAACATTTTGTCAAGACAAAGCAATTTATAATGCAGTTGTCGATGCAATTGCTATTTTAGAAGGTAATGAAAAACAAACTCATTTATCTAAAGGTGCAATCCCAAGTATATTATCTGATGCTTTAGCAGTATCATTTGATCCACATGTAGGTCATGATTTTATTGAGGATGCAGATGAAAGATTTGATTTTTATCACAGAATTGAAGAAAAGATTGAATTTGATTTAGATATGTTTAATAAAATCACTAAAGGAGGATTACCGAATAAGACTCTTAATATATGTCTTGCCGGCACCGGTGTAGGTAAGTCCTTGTTTATGTGTCATCATGCAGCAAGTTGTCTTTCTATTAATAAAAATGTTCTTTATATAACCTTGGAAATGGCTGAAGAAAGGATCGCTGAAAGAATAGATGCAAATCTTTTAGATGTTCCTATTAGTCAATTAGAAGAACTTTCAAGAGAAATGTATCAAAATAAAATTGATAAGATAAATGCAAAGACAAAAGGTAAAATTATTATTAAGGAATATCCTACAGCGGCAGCTAGCGCAACACACTTTAAAAATCTTTTAGCAGAATTAAAGTTGAAACGTAATTTTACTCCGGATATTATATTCATAGATTATTTGAATATATGTGCCAGCGCGAGAATTAAATCAGGATCAAATGTAAATTCATATACTTATATTAAATCAATTGCAGAAGAATTGAGAGGATTAGCAGTAGAATTTAATGTCCCAATTCTTTCTGCAACACAGACAACAAGATCCGGATTTACAAGTACAGATATAGGATTAGAAGATACATCTGAAAGTTTTGGTTTACCAGCAACAGCAGATTTTATGTTTGCTATAATATCTTCGGATGAAATGGAAGAGTTAAATCAATTACTTGTAAAACAATTAAAAAATAGATATAATGACCTTACATCTTATAAAAAGTTTATTATTGGTATAGACCGATCTAAAATGAGATTATATGATGTAGAACAAAAAGCCCAAGAAGATATTGCAGATAGTGGGCAAGACGGTGATCCATTATTTGATACTTCCACTGGCAATAGAATGCGCAATAAAGCAGACTTCGCGGCTTTCCAATGAATGAACTAGATCATATTAAAGAACATTTGGACGTTCCCAAAAAAGGTTTTAAATGGTTTGAAAATGCATATAATGAATCAACGACGAAACATCCAAAAGCTTGGTATAATTGTGCCCGGAAAATGAGTGAACATATTGAAGATCAATTAGGATTTTCTTGTTATATTAGTATTAGAAAAGATAAATCATGTGCATTATATGAATTGAATTATGATGGCGCAGCAAATGTGCCACAAGAACACTATTCTGAATCTGAGATAGAAATTACAATAAATTTATCTCCAGAATTATATACCCGCCAATTATTCATACCAGAAGAACAATGGGAGAAATATGAACAACAATTTGTTCTTACATTTGTTCATGAGTTAACACATTCGTTACAATTTGATGACCAAAAAGAAAAATTTAACGATTATTTTTCGAGCCCATTTGAGATAGATGCCTACAGTTCTGAACTGGCTTTTGACATGTTTCTTTATAAAAAGAAAGAAAAAGCTTGCGATGCATATGCAAGGTATGCTACAATAGATACTAAGGTTGCAGATAAGATGAGAACACTGGCAAAAGAAAAATATCAGTATCTTAAAAATACTAAATAGAGTATAATTCTAAAATTAATCAAAGGAGAAAGCATGAAAACTTATAAGGATCTAACCCTCGAAGGACTGACGGATGGATTAAGCGGCGGGCATTTTGGTGGATATATAAAAGAAGATCTTGCTCGTGATATTGAAAAAGGCTTTAAACAGTTCGATAAGCTTGAAACAGATTATAGTAGTGGTAACCATTACGGTAAAAAAATAAAATGTGGAGACTTCTTTATTATTCCGGAAATTATGATTGAAGGCGAAAAAGGAGGAGAAGGATACAAAGAAGAAATTAGGAGCGTTTCGATAACCCTTCAAGATAAAAAAGGAAAGGATGTGACGAAGCTTCTTGATGATTCTGATGATGTATACGACCCCATAGGTCGCGACAAAGGAAACCGCGACATGGAATGGCACAAGTTACAGGGTACTCTTCCCGGTTGGCAATCCGGTGACCCAGTAGATATTCATGGAGCGAGTGAGAATTTAAATGGAAAATTAACTTCAGCTGATAAAAAATTGGTCAAATCAATTGAACAATGGTGTAAGCAAAATTCAGGGAAGTAATATGGATAACGTAGCAGATTCTGCAAAAGAAGTTTTAGAGACTATGGCTGTTAGTAAGTTAGCTGTAAAGTCAATAGAAGATGTCGCTAAACGGGCAAATAGGATTACTAGATGGGCTCGGAATAATGGTCAAATGGGCGCGGAAGCTAATTCAATTAAAAAAATGGCCAAAGAACTTAATGATATTATGGATAAGTGGACAAAAGGCGATACGGTAATTGTGCCTTAGTTAATAATCAAAAGTTAACAGTAGCGATCATATGAAAAAAACATATAAAAATTTTATGGCACCAGGTTATACTAGGAATGAGATTCGGACTCTCTTAGAAAGAGTAACGCCCGCACTCAAAAAACAAGTGCTCGATAAAATCGAAAAGGTAAAAGAAGATGAGGTTTTAAGATCTGTTCTCGAAGCTATACAACGAGATGTTATGGTTGCTCTTCTTGAGGAGAAGTGTAAATCTGCTAACATAAAAATGAATAAAGATGCTTTTATTGACTCTATCATTTTAGCAATTAATAAATCAGGTGCACCAGCTAATGACCAAATGGATTTTTTAAAAGAACTTTTAGCCGGTGAAGTATTTGATTGTATAAAAATGGTTAAAGATAGTCACAAAAAAGTAGTAAGATTAGATTCATATGTTAAAACCAAAAGCCCCATATGGCCAAAAGTTAAAGATAAGTTTATAGAAAATATAACAAAAATAGATAATCAGAATATTGGACCAGGTGAAATTTTATTTATTTTAGCTACTCCCGGAGCAACGAAGGGTAATGAAAACAATAAAGGCGATGTCGAATTAGCATCCGGTTATAATGTAGAACTTAAAGCATCCGGAGGCACGTTTTCCAAACCTGACAAATTTGCAGATGCTAAATTATTTTTTATTAATGCGTTCAAAGATTTAGGTAGCGATATAACAGCAAAAGAAGCAGATAAAATGGGTCTTGGAGGTAGAAGTGTTTATAAGGATAGCAATGCGACAGGTGGTATACCTAAAGCCCTTTCTCTTGGTAGTAAAAAATATACTACTTTATGGATGGAAAAAAATGGCGGTTCACAAAGACAAGCAGATAAAGCTTGCGAAAAACTATGGCATGATATTTGTGTTGAAGCAATGCCTTTTGACAAAGCCTCGAAATATGTTTTTAATAAGACTGTAAAGAATGGATTAACCGATCCTAATGAATTTATAAAACAATGGAACGCCAATGCATTAAATGATTATAAAGAACATGGATGGGATTATGTTACATTATTTGATAAAATATCATTGGATGTCATCTCATTTAAAGATGGGAAAGATCTCTATACTTCTAAAGAATGGAATCCAGGTACTGAGTGGATGTTAAGATGGACTGGCGGAGGAGGTTTTTCTGGTACAGGATCATCTACAAGAATAAAAACAGGTCCTTTCAAAAATGAAGCAATTTTTGATCCTGGTGATACCGATTTTGAGAAAAAGATAAAAGAAAAAAATGCAATAAGAAGTTCATTAGAATCAACTTTTAAATCACTTAGTAAAAAACAATCTAATAAACAGGCTTTTGAATATTCTAGTGTGAAAGCTCTAAAAAATAAAAGAGGTAAGTCAATTGGCTACTCTTCAAAAGGTTTGATGAATGATAACAATTCACCGGAAGATTTTAAAAAGGTGT